AGCGGGCAGCACTTGGTATTACCGAGACCGAAGATGAGCCTTGGTACGACCAAAGGTTCTATTGGGGTGTAGGCAATCCAAAGGACCACGCAGAGCTTGTCTCCCAGTGGACCGCTCAAGTTAAAGCTACCGCTGGATCCATTCTTTCCCAAACTGACTGGTATATCACCCGTGCTTCTGAGACAGGCCTAGCTGCCCCTCAGAGCGTGATTGAGAGGCGTTCCTTGATACGTGCCATGAGCAACGATAAGGAAGCCTTCCTGAGCCTTACAGAGACCACTGAGCAGCTTGCTGAGTATGTCACCAGTGCTGGCTTCAATAACTGGGAAAGTGGTGCTTCGATTGACGGCGCTATTCCTGTTATTGATAACGTCACCAGTGGCACTGTAATAACCGGAGATACACTCTTTGGTGGCTCCGGTAATGATACCCTTATTTTTAACTAACCATGATTACTATTCTTGGTATTAAAGTGTCGTATGAGACACTTGCTTTCTTCATCCTTTTTATTGCTTCTGAGTACCTTGGTGTAACTAAAAAGCGTAAAGCTAATAGTGTGACTCAAGCTATCTCTATGGCAGCTGCTTACTTTAGTAAGACACGTACTGAGGATGACACTGTTCGTCGTATTCGCCGTACCTTTAGAGGGAAATAGTAATGGTACTGCTGCCAGTTAAGCAGTACTACCCTCAGACAGATAGTGCAACAAGTCACGGAGATCGGATGTGCTTTAGCTCAACATGCGCTATGGCTATCAAGTATCTCCGTCCTGATGCATTAAAGGGTAGTAATGCAGATGATGATTACTTGAGAACAGTCCTTAAATACGGTGATACTACACTCTCCACTAGTCAAATTAAAGCCTGTCAGCAGTATGGTGTTTTCGCTTCCTTCTATCAAAAGGGAACAAGACAGACACTCCTCAACGAACTAAAAGCTGGCTATCCGGTTGCTGTTGGCATCCTCCACAAAGGTCACGTCTCCAATCCCGTTGGTGGTGGCCACTGGATGCTCCTCATTGGTGATGACGGAGAACACGGTATCTTCCACGATCCATACGGTGAGATGGATAACGTCAACGGTGGCTACGTCAAGGTTGGCTCTGGTGGGAAGAGTGTCAAATACACCTGGCATAACTGGCTAAAGCGTTGGGAAGTAGAAGGTAAAGGTACTGGCTGGTTCATGACCTTCCGACCTACTCAGCAAACGAGACCTATAGCTACCGTTGAGAATACCTGGAAAGGAGTTAAGGCTGCTGCACAGATTGCTGGAGCTAAATATCCAGAGGTAGTTGCTGCTCAATGGGCTTTAGAAAGTGGCTATGGTAAACACACCTCTGGTAAGAACAACTACTTTGGATTAAAGGGTGAAGGTTCTGAGCGTGAAACCAAAGAATTTATCAACGGTAAATGGGTTACCATTAATGCCGGATTTATTGACTTCCCTGATCTTCAAACCTGCATCTCATATCTTGTAGATCGTTGGTATCGAGACTACAAAACTTATAAAGGCGTCAATCGAGCCACCTCTCGTGATGATTGCGCTCGTCTTCTTCAAAAAGAAGGTTATGCAACTGACCCAACTTATCCAGAGAAACTTATTCGATTGATGTCTGAAAATGATTGAAGCAGCTATTACGGGAGCTATCAGTCTTGTTCTTGGTGTTGGAGGGGGAGTTATGGGTGTCAGCGGTAGAGCATCTAGTCGTATGAATAGTATCGACAAGCGTATTGATGACATTGAACTCCGTCTTGCTGAAAAGTATGTACCAAGACAAGAACTAGCAGCTGCCTTACAAAAAATGGAGGATCACATGATCCGTATTGAAAACAAACTAGATCAAATTGTCCTTAGAAATGGCTAACAAAAAGGCAACTGAGGACATGTTTAACGAGTTACATAATCTCGTTACTACTGAATTCCTCAAGCGAATCAAGAGTGGAGAAGCCTCTGCTCAAGAACTTAAAGCTGCTTGTGATTGGCTTGCTAAAAATGACATCAGTGGAGTTGCTTACGATGGTAATCCCCTTGATAAACTCGCTAATGTACTACCTAAGGTAGACCCTGAACTCGTACAAAAGAGGCTTTATGGCAAGTCGTACCTCTAAATACTATAAAGAGAATCCAGAGGCTAACAAAAAGCGTCTTAAACAACAAGCACGCTACAACCGTCAATCCCTACAAATTCAAAAACGTGTTGAACTTAATCGTGAAAACAGAAAACGTGGCACCTACGGTAACGGAGATGGCATGGATGTATCACACAAAAAAGATGGTTCAACATTCCTTGAAAAAGCCTCTACTAATCGAGCTAGAAACAGATCTCGGAAATGACACCGCTACTTCCGTCCCCTGATCACTACCTCCACAACCTAATAACGATGACAAGTCCCGAAGCAAAGCGTCTTTGGAGACGCGCTATTAAGGAACATTTTAATTGTCAGTGTGTCTACTGTGGAAATCACTATGAACTACATGAACTTACATTGGATCACGTTCGTCCTCGCTGTTTTGGTGGGGAAGACCTTACATCAAACCTTGTTCCCAGTTGTTGGAAATGTAATCAGGCTAAAGGAAGTAGAAATTGGTTGTCGTGGATGAGGGAAACCTTTGGGATTACCCATAGAGAACACCGTATTTTAGAGCATATACATGCCTAAACTCCTTGAAACAACTACACTTAGGGGTAAACCTCGTCGTGTTTACGAGTACACTGATGATATTGAAGAAGCTCGTAAATTAGCAAAAAAGGCACTTGCTAAAGGCGAAAATACTCCTATTTTTTTAACTAAAGATGGAAGACGTTTACGTGTTGAAGGTAAACAACGCGGTAAAGGTATTGATGGCTTAGTGTCTTGGAAAGATATTGATGTAAAAAGAGTAGAACGCGGCGAAACAGATATTAAACGTAAAGTAGCTATTGAAAAACTTACACCAGATCCAGAGACTATAAAAGCTGGAGAAAGGGCAATGGCTGAAGCTAATAAGGCTGGACTTCAGGGTCACCATGGTTTACCTCTTGAAAAAGCTCAACGAGGGTATGATTATATCCTTGAAACAAAAGGTAAAGAAGCTGCAGATGAATGGGTTCGTACTCAAGCAGCTGTAGGAAAGCCATTAGGACATGATCCAGCTAATATTTTTGCTTTAAGTCAACAAGAACACAGTCCTATTCATACTGTTCAAGAACCGCAACTTGAACAAAGCATTAAAAAAGCTGGTTCTGAAGCAGATAAAATATTTAGCTTTGCTAATGGTGGAGTACGATTAAATGCTCGTAACCTAGCCATTGCTGGACTTTTATCTTATGGTGCATTTGGTACTACTGCAAGTGCCGCTGAAACAGTACAACGTTCACAAATGGCTGCTGAAACAGGTAGTCCATTAGATGTACTGCAAGCAGGTATTGCTGGTGTTTCTTCTGCTGCTGACGTTGCTGCTTATAACCCAGTTATTTCACCTGTTGCTGAAGCAGTGTCTACAGTTGCAGACGTTGCCAACATCGGTATTGACGTAGCACGTAGTCCTGAAGCACAAGCTGCTGCTCAGAAGTGGATGAATGACCCATTAAATGAACTAGAGTACTGGGGTAAACAAGGGTTAAATACTCTTGGTGGTGCTATGCACTATTTCAGATTACAATAAAACCTCACCAGAGGCGTCTACAAGCCCCTACAAGGCGCCTCTTTACCCACTTAGGTATATTCTACCACATGAATGTTTTAGATGCCCTTAAGGGCGATTTTAAGATCTTTCTTCAAGCGTTATGGCAGCAGTTAGATCTACCTTCTCCTACCCGTGCTCAATACGCTATTGCTGACTACCTACAACACGGTCCTAAACGACTACAGATCCAAGCTTTTCGTGGTGTGGGTAAGAGCTGGATTACTGGTGCTTTTGTTCTTTGGACACTCTTTAACAACCCAGAAAAAAAGATCATGATTATCTCCGCTTCAAAGGAGCGTGCAGATAACATGTCCATCTTCCTTCAGAAGTTGATCATTGAAACACCGTGGCTAAGTCATCTAAGACCGAAGTCGGATGATGCCCGGTGGTCTCGCATCAGCTTTGATGTCAACTGCTCTCCTCACCAAGCACCCTCAGTCAAGTCAGTCGGTATCACGGGTCAGCTAACGGGTTCTCGTGCTGACCTGATGATTCTTGATGACATCGAAGTGCCTGGTAACTCGATGACCGAGATGATGCGAGAGAAGCTCCTTCAATTGTGTACTGAGGCAGAGTCCATCCTCACACCAAAGAAAGACTCACGCATTATGTACCTAGGGACACCGCAGACTACCTTCACCATATACCGCAAACTAGCGGAACGTAACTACAAACCCTTTGTTTGGCCAGCACGTTACCCACGTAAGTTATCTAACTATGAAGGTCTTCTAGCTCCTCAAATACAAGAAGACATAGAAGCAGGTGCTGAACTTTGGGATGTAACAGACCCTGATCGTTTCTCTAATGATGATCTAGTAGAACGTGAAGCATCAATGGGTCGTAGCAACTTCATGTTGCAGTTCATGCTAGACACAAGTCTTAGTGACGCTGAGAAGTTCCCACTTAAGATGGCAGACCTTATCGTTACAGCAGTTAACCCTAAGGAATGTCCTGATGCTGTTGTTTGGTGTTCAGATCCATCTAACGTTATTAAAGACCTACCAACAGTTGGTCTACCTGGTGATTACTTCTACTCACCACAGATTATGCAAGGTGATTGGTTACCATACACTGAAACTATCTGCTCAGTAGACCCATCAGGTAGAGGTACTGATGAAACAGCAGCTTGTTTTCTCAGTCAACGTAATGGCTTTATCTACCTTCATGAAGTACGTGCTTATAATGATGGTTATAGTGATGCTACATTGTTAGACATTCTTAGAGGTTGTAAAAAGTTTGGTGTTACTAAACTAATTATTGAAACTAACTTTGGTGATGGTATTGTAGCAGAACTATTTCGTAAGCACCTTCAACAAACAAAACAAGCTATTGACATTGAAGAAGTACGTGCTAACGTCCGTAAAGAAGACCGAATTATTGATACACTTGAACCAGTCTTTAATCAACATAAATTAATTGTTAATAGAGCAGTTATTGAGTGGGACTTTAACTCTAATAAAGACGCAGCACCAGAGACACGACTCCTATACATGCTATTCTATCAGATGAGTCGTATGTGTCGTGAAAAAGGCGCAGTTAAACACGACGATAGACTTGATTGCCTAGCTCAAGGTGTTAAATACTTTACAGATGCACTAGCAATTAGCGCTCATGAGACAATTAAACAACGTAGACAAGAAGACTGGAATGATCTTCAAGAAGCTTGGTTAGATGACCCTCAATCAGCAGCTAATCATATGGCATTTGGCTTTAATTTAGACCAACGTAGACAAGCAAGAATGCTTGAAGGTAAAAAGTCAGTCCCCACCTGGGTTTAAGGCAACCACCACCCTATACAGGGGAAGGGAAGGGTGGACCCGACTCCTGGGGAGGGAAAGACACGTCTCTAACGAGACAATCTTTCCCTTTCTTTATTAATGAACAGTGAGGAAACAAAAGACAAAGATCTCCCTCTTAGTTCATTCATCTACTCTACTAACTGAATCCAGTGAGTACTGATTCTCTCCATCCTTCTGAATCCTGTCACTACTGATACTACTGTATGCATCAGTATTAAGTAATTTAATAAATGACAGTTATTAAGAAATCAACTACCACCACCATTTATGACCCATACCGCTACCCTAGTACACATCACTCCTGATGCAGAAGATCTCATTGCTTATATGGCAAGAGTATCTAATCCCTCTAATCAAAACAACACTGAGACTAGTGCTCGTTTGATTAAGTACCTTATTGATCATCAACATTGGTCACCCTTTGAAATGGTTAATATGTGTGTAGAGATTGAGACTACAAGGAGTATTGCAGCACAGATCCTTAGGCATAGAAGTTTTAGTTTTCAAGAGTTTAGTCAGAGGTATGCAGAAGTAGCAGCAACTCCTGTTATACCTGAACTACGTAGACAAGATCATACAAATAGACAGAACAGTATTGATGATCTAGATGAAGTGTTAAAGAAAAACTTTCAGTTTCGTATAGGGTCATTGTATTCTGATTGTTATGGGCTGTATAAAGAACTGGTAGCAGCTGGAGTAGCTAAAGAGTGTGCAAGAGAAGTACTGCCACTTGCTACACCGTCTCGATTGTACATGAATGGGTCTATTCGGTCTTGGTTGCATTACTGTGATTTGAGGACTGGTCATGGTACGCAGAAAGAACACGCACAGATAGCAGCACAAGTACAAGATATTTTGTATAAAGAGTTGCCAAGTGTGTGTAACGCTATGTGGGATAAAGAATGAAGCGATTAAATGAGGCTAAACGCTTCATGAGAGGTGGCTAGAAGGCTCTGTATGGGGTCTTTAGGTAGTGTCAGGTGTCGTTGCACATGTTGATCAGTTCAAAGCTCTTCTAGGTCGTTCTAGAGGGGCTTTACTTTTTGACTAAAATTTCTCAAGCCTTATCCTACGCTGAAGCAGCGACGCAACCCCCCATAGGGGTACCCCCGGATGCACACAGGCGCAGGCAGGCGCACGCGCGTTTATGTCCACGCACGCACATGTATGTCCATGTCCAGAGCATCTGCATCTGCCACAGGTACGCTGGACAGGGCTAGGCGCGTAGGCACATGCACACACGAGGCAGCAGCAACTATGCGGCACCACGCATAACCACATCTCAAACATCTGTAGAGCCTATTGAGAACGTTATTGAGAACCCAGTCATACCAATGGATCTCAGCAATACACTGTACCATAAGCAACACTGATAACCGCTGCAACAACAGGGATCAAGCTGTACTATGTGCCACTTAGCATCACTGTCCACTGCTCTGAGCTGCTAGGCTGAACCCATACTCTTCTTTGATGTTGAGAGTATCTCGACTCTCCCTGTTAAGGGTGAGGAGAGTCTCGAAACTTCAACCAGAAGAGATGAGAGACCAAGCCAACTGAATACGGCAAGCAGTCCTTGGCACTGTGCCACCTGACAAGCCGACCACCACTCCTTGACAAACCGCTCCAGCCATGCTATGGTGAGAGCATCGAACCTCGAAAACTCAATAGCCAAGGCTGAGTATGACCACGGGTCACTGCCGCCACAACTGCCGAGCGGGTTCCAGTTGTGGGTTAGGGTACACTCAATGTGCCAGCCGTGCCACGCCGAGAAGGGTGTCACCAGCACAGCGCCGAGCCACAGGCGCAGACATAAATTAGATCATGGCACCACATGCGTCTGACACTGAGGTGGAAGCGATACTCAGAGACGCAACTATCCACTGTTTGTTTAATTATGTTCAACGCTGACTTCACCGTGACTCGTCGTACTTCTGACGCTGTTGCACAGCTCATTGTCAACCCTGTACGTGGTGATGTTCTTGTCGAGTTCCAGAATGGCTATGCATACCAGTACACCAATGTGTCTCGTCGTGCTATCCTCAACCTGCTTGCTAACAAGAACATGAGCCTAGGTTTCTGGGTTAACAACAACTGCATCAACGCTAAGCGTACCAACACTCTGTCTCTTCAGCTTGTCTGATGTCTACACCTAGGGATCACATGTTGATCCTTTTCTGTAGCCTTCAACGCTACACTTTGTTCATTCATTGTGTTATGCAAACTTACCAACTATTCTTTGGTCGTAACATACCTAACGGTGGTTACGTTAGTGATCTCAACCTTCGTGCATTCATTGAGGGTGTGTTAGATGTAGCCTTCGAAGGTTACACAATACAACACGTTCAAGGTGTATGGAAAGGTGAGCATGAGCCTACGTTACTTGTGACAGTATGCACTGCATGTGCAGACAAGATCAAGGACGTGGCTAACGCTTACAAGAATGCATTCAGTCAGGATGCAGTAGGTGTACAAGTTCTCCCTTCAATGTCGTTTGTTTGATTATGCTTTACCAAGTTAACTATAACCGTGGTTACAACACACCTGTGTGTGCCACGGAGTATGTACATGCTGACTCATATAAGGAAGCATGGGTAATGGGTGACTGCAAAGCAGTATACCCTGAACAAGTCTTTGATGTTTATCCTATCAACAACCATGATTGATGTAACCTTTGCATTTGAGTTGTTCTCTTGTTGGTTAGCACGTGAGATGTGGCCAACAGATTACTATGACTTTCTCTCACAACTTGATGGTGATTATGAGTAACTAACATTCACACTCATCGCAAGATGATTACACTTAGCCATCACACATGTGTTGGTTTTCTGTAGTCTTCTTCGACTACATTGTCCCTTTGTTTGTTACTTAACGTGACTACTTGTGCTCCAGTTCGATACACTGGTCAGCAACTAATTGACTATGTAAACGAACATAGTGATCATGTCTCAAGGACGCAGCTAGTAATTGACTCTGGCTATGTCTATGACAACGGTAAACCTCAATTTGTTGACTTCTACACTGAATTGTTGAAAGCTAAAGAACAACTTGACCCTTCATATGTATCCAAGCAAGAAGCTGCGGATGCACAATATGAAGAGCTTGATACTGACACCAAGGATTTGTATGATGCTGTACATGATCGACTTGGTGAGAAGTGGGA